ATTTGGTTCAAAAACACTACTATACAGCATATAAATGAAAGCAGTACTATCAAATCGAATTTATATTCAGGTAACCCCAGAACTTTTTCAAAATTTTGACGAAGTTTTGACTTATGTTATCAAGCCTTATAATGATAATGAGCCACCATTTGTTATTAAAAATATGGGGTTGATACGCGATGACCTAGTTACGCTTCCGTCAGGCAGATTAGACCTTATTCCAGAAAATTTTGAAATTTCTGATAAAAGAGTGCTAAAGCCTGTAGTATTTCCTGAAAGAAAGTTCGATTTGTACCCCAGCCAGCAAGAAGTATACGATCAGGTAAACGATAGTTGCATTATCAATGCTTCTGTAAGCTGGGGTAAAACTTTTACTGCTCTAGCCATAGCGGGGAAACTCGGTCAGAAAACGCTAGTAGTGACTCATACAACCAATCTTCGCGATCAATGGGTGGATGAAGTAAGAAAGCTCTATGGATTTAAGCCTGGAGTAATTGGTAGTGGACATTTTGATATGTCCACTCCAATTGTAGTGGGTAATGTACAAACTTTGTACAAAAAAATCAATGAGATTTCTAGAGAATTTGGTACAATTATATTGGACGAGATGCACCATGTAAGTAGTCCTACTTTTTCTCGAATTGTAGATAAAAGTTTTGCTCGCTATAAAATTGGACTATCTGGTACAATTGAGAGAAAAGATGGAAAACACGTAGTTTTTCAAGACTACTTTAGCCCAAAAATATTTCAGCCGCCAAAAGAAAATTACATTGTACCAAAAGTAGATGTAATTTCTAGCGAAATACGTTTTATGGATGGAGCAAACGTTCCTTGGGCAAATAGAGTCAACGATCTAGCTTTTAATGAACAATATCAACACAGTGTAGCCATGATTGCAGCAGCTTACGCTTCGAAAGGGCACTCCGTATTAGTGGTATCTGATCGTGTACGATTTTTGAAAAGCTGCGCCGATCTGGTAGGCGAAATTGCTATAAGTGTTACGGGTGAGGATTCGCGTGAGTCTAGGCTAAAAGCTTCGCAGCAAATTTCTTCTGGCGAGAAAAAAGTACTATTTGGTACACAATCTATCTTTTCGGAAGGCATTTCTATTAATGAACTAAGTTGTCTCGTACTAGGAACTCCAGTTAATAATACTCCATTGTTAACTCAGCTTATTGGTCGAATTGTTCGAGTAGCTCCAAATAAATTACAACCTACAATTATAGATATTCATCTTAAAGGAAAGACTGCTACAAGACAAGCACAAGCTAGAATGGCGCATTACATAAAAGAAGGATATGCGATAAATGTGTTGTAAAAAAATAGTACTTGACACTTCAGTACTTTTTCGATATAATATATGATACTGTTTGACAAGTCTAAATTAATGAAATTTAGCGGCGGTAATTATACTAATATGATTGATATACTTGCGCATATCACATATAGGTTCCCACCTAAAAGTCCAGGCGACGCCAAACGGTTGAAGTATCAAACAATTTCTTGGGTAGGAGACTCGTTTCTACTAAATCCAGAGAAATTACTAGATAATCATAGACGATATAAACAAAAAGAAGTAATTCAATATATTCTAGTAGCTGCAAAGCGTAGCTATCCTGAGTATAGACTTTTTCGCAAAAAAACTTTGCCATCACATTTAATAAATGTGAATGCAATAGTAAATAACCGATTATTAACAATAACAGGCAATGAAATTCATTTAAAATTTGAGGAGGCTTAAAATGGCTATTAAATTTAATTCAACGAAAGGCGGAGCAGTAAAAGAGAAAGTAGATCAGTACATCTACAAAAACGGCGACAATGTTGTTCGTCTTGTAGGCGATCTTCTTCCTCGTTACGTCTATTGGGTTAAAGGCGAAAATAACAAAGATATTCCGATGGAGTGTCTTGCATTTGATCGACAATTGGAAAAGTTTACCAATCGAGACAAGGATTGGGTACGAGAGTTTTATCCTGATCTCAAGTGCGGCTGGGCATACGCGTGTCAAGTTATTGACCCCGCTGATAGCAAAGTAAAAGTTATGAATCTCAAGAAGAAACTTCTTGAGCAGATTCTAGTAGCTGCAGAAGATCTTGG